TGACCATTTCCAAAATGCGGTGGGTGTACGATTCCCAATCGGTCGTGTTGGTCATGGGCAGGTAGTTGGCCCGACCGATTTTGTACAGGTCAACAAACTCGTGTGTGTGTTCGATAATTGCCAAACTGGATTCGGTGTTGAGTGTCGGTTCCAGGCTGACCCAAGTAAAGATCCCAGCGTCGTGAAAGCGCTTAAGCGTTGCGATACGGTCGCCGGGGAGTTGGGCGCCCCGCTCCCACTTGCGGCTAAAATCGTCGTCAAGTGTGGTCAAGGTACTGGCAAAGGCGTCACGGTCAGGGCGAAAGATGTCAATGTCACGAATCGACCGACTGCCACCTTTGGTCAGCGTACAGACGCCAAGTCCGTAGCTCTGCAACGTGGTCAACACGTCACGGGTCAGCGAGTTGTTGCCGGGGTGATAGGGGTCAGTGGTGAAACTGAGCATAACCTGTTCAGTAATGCCAAGCGCCTGATACTTGCGGGCGTCCTTGCGTAAGGCGTCGAGAAAGTCAGTGCGAGGGAATGCGCCAGCGTCGAAGGTGGGGCGATCCATTTTGAGAACCTTCGGAACATAACAATAAGCGCAGGCATGGCCGCATCCGCGGTAAGGGTTCGTCGCAAGCTTGGCATATTCGCCAGCTTGACCGCGAGGAGCGTAGACAATGGAGCAACCTTTGACGCTCCAACCGTTGTCTTCGAGTTCATAGGTTCGAGTCTTGAGATTGGTCATGAGTTTGTTCCTTTCGTGTAACAATAAGATTGCCTTTTGCAATCTCGCTAAACAGTGAGCGCCAAGACGGCTGTCCGGTTCCCTGTCCAGGTGGCGCAATGGCCTGGACATCGGCGGCGATGGCTTCAAGCTTTCGCCAAAGGTCGGCGGATAACTTGATTGATTTACGAACTTGCATCTGTGTACCTCCTGTAGATAGTATATCACAAGGGAGCGCCCTTGTCTACAGTTTGGGGCGAAACTCGTAAGAAAAGTCGATTTCTTTAAGGTTGATATGGCAGCACGAAAACGAACACCATTCCAGCGTGAGGAAGACTTAGTCCAGATCACGCGCTTATACCTGCAAGGCCGCACGCAGCGCGACATTGCTGAGGTGGTTGGCGTGTCACAGGGGCAGGTTAATCACGATCTGAAACTGATTCAGCAACGGTGGCGTGAATCGTCCATTATGGACATGAATGAGGCAAAGCAACGGGAGTTGGAGCGCCTGGACATTTTAGAGCGGGAATATTGGGCGGCATGGGAGCAGTCGAAAAACGAACGCACCAGGGCGCGCCAGGAGAGCGACGGCAAGAGCAAGGACGGCAAGCCCAACGTTGTCAGGGCGACAATGGAGAGAGAGCAGCGCGACGGCAACCCCGCCTTTCTCGCCGGCGTGATGTCGTGCATCGAACGCCGGTGCAAGCTGCTGGGATTGGATGCGCCGGTGAAGCAGCAGAATCTCAACGTTAACCTATCTGAGCTTACCGACGAACAATTAGACCGACTAGAGGCGGGCGAACCTTTAGAGCAAGTGACGCGCCGTGGACAGTCTCCTGCTTAAAGTCAAAATTGAAAAAGAGCGCCGTCGTCGTGGCATATCCGGCAAAAATCGATTCGAGCAATACCGCTTTAAGCCGCTGCGCTATATCACCGATAAACTCGGCTGGCATCCGTGGGCCGGTGACGCTGATCACCCGGGCCAGGTGGAGGTGGTGCAAGCGTATGAGCTTGCTTTGCGCCAACTACATGAGCGTTACGACTACGAGCAAGGCACCTGTACCGCTGACCAGTTGCAATACTGGACACCCGGCCAGGTGATTAAGAACCGGATACGGGTTGAAGCAGGCCATACCATAGGTAAAAGTAAATGCGCCTCTGGTATCTTCTCCCACTTCTTTGACACTTGTCCGCCGGCTATCATTTACAGTTTTGCGCCATCCTATGAGCAGATCAACGATCTACTTTGGAAGGAGATCCGAACCGACCGGCGTGTTGCCGCTTTGCCTGGACGTGTGCTGGAAGTGCCAGAGCTAAAACTGAGCGGCAACCACTTCGCTAAGGGGCGTGCTACCAGCGACAACCACGGCAAAGGCACGGAGCGGGTACAGGGCCAACATGGTAAGTACCTCATGTTCATTGTTGATGAGGCGGAGGGCGTGGCTGACTTCGTATTCGACGCCATCGAATCCATGACAAGCGGCGGTATTGCCATTGTGTTGATGCTGGCAAATCCCCGCACGCGCACCAGCAAGTTTTACAAGCAGCGTAGCCGGCCCGATGTAGCCAACTTTCAGATCTCGTGCGTGTGGCATCCCAACGTGTTAGCCGACCGGGAAATTGTGCCGGGAGCCGTGCGGCGTGAGTATGTCGAGAACATGACGCGTGAGCATTGCGAGACTGTGACCGAACACAGCGCTGATCACCACACGTTTGAGTTACCGTGGCGACCAGGTGTGATTTACAAGCCCGATGCGGAGTGCATGTTCCGTGTGCTAGGGGTGGCGCCGGCTAACTTGTCCGAACGGGCATTCGTCACGGCTGGGCGTTACGAGGTGGCCTGTAAGCGCCCAGCTACGTCAATTGAGCCAGAGGTTGCACGAATCGGCATTGACGCTGCCCGCTATGGTACAGATGCCGGCACGATCTATTGTCGCCACAATGGACGCATCTGGCGGCACGCTGCTATTCAGGGGCAGGACACCAACGCTTATCGTGATTCGTTATTCGTTCTGTGTGAGTGGCTGGTGACGCAAGGCGCTAGGCGGCTTGACCTGCGTGTTGATGGCGGTGGCGGCTTTGCGGGCGGTATCATTGACCCGTTGCGGCGAGATCTTGCATTCAGGGCAATGTTTGAGACCATTCGCCTAGTCGAAGCTAATTTTGGCGGGTTGCCACGGAATGAAGAAAAGTATGCCAATCTAGCAACGGAAATGTACGCCGAAGCCGCCGAAACACTGCTAGGGTATGTCGTTGTCAATCCGTCGCCATTATTAGAGGAGGACCTTACCGACCGGTTATTTGAGTTTGTTGGCAAGGCCGGGCGGACGGTGCGCAAGCTTGAGGATAAAGACATTTTTCGCAAGCGTCACGGTGGGCGGTCGCCGGATGATGGCGACGGATTTGTTTTGGCGGCGGCGCCTGACCATATATTCAGAGTTGTTGATGCAGCGGCCCTGGTTGATTTTGCGTAGGAGCGTAATGCAGACTATCACACTACAGGCAAGCGTGGACGCAAACGGCGTCATGCGTATTCACAGCATAGACGGGCAACCGTGCGATATGGTGGCGATTTCAGCCGGCGACGCGGAGACGGCCTACCGGCTATCCATGAGCATGGCGCAATACTGGCGCAAGGCGATGGGCATGGAACCATTGCCAACGGGCAAGCAATTAAAAAAGGCGGCGTATGGGCATCATCGATAGAATTGCAGAGCGGTTTGGGTATCGCAAGGCCGACGACCGTGTGCAGGCGGACTGGCTGCGTGTCATGGCGGACAGTGAGCAATACAACATTCCGGATCGGACGCTGCCACAGGCGCAGAGCGATTTGTATAATCGGCTGTCCTGGGTACAAATGGCGATCTCCGTCGTTGCGCAGGACGTTGCGCTGACGGCGTTCGATGTTGCCGAGTTGAAGCAGGAAAAAACCGAACACATCGTCAATCACCCGTTCGAGTTGCGATTGCGCCACCCCAACCCGTCAATGTCGCGCTTTGAGTTTTTGGAGGCTACCGCCAGTTATTACCGTCTTACTGGTAATGCCTTCTGGTGGCTGAATAAGACCAGCGAGACAGCAGAACCGGACGAGATTTGGGTGATTCCCACGCACATGGTAAAGCCTATTCCCGATGGCCGCATGTTCATTCGCGGCTATGTCTACGAAAATGACGGAACTGAAATTATTTTACAGCCGCACGAAGTTGTGCATTTTAAGCGATTCAACCCCACGAATCCGTTTTGGGGGTTGTCGCCCATCGAGGCTTTGGCGACTGTTGCCACTGGTGACATGGCGATGCAGAAGTGGAACACTAACTATTTCGACAAGGATAACGCGAAGGCGCCGGGGGCGCTGGCATTTGCTGACGCCATCGAAAACGACGCCTGGGAGAAGATTAAGGCGGATGTCAATAGCAAGCACGGCGGTGTCCGTCGCCAAATGATGATGCTGCGCAATGTCGGCAAAGGCGGCGTCCAGTGGATCAACATGGCGTTGTCGCAACGCGATATGGAGTTTTTGGCGGGACGCGAGAAAAACAAGGAAGAGATTTTTGGCATCTACGCGCCTGGGCTGGCATCTGTGCTGGCTGTCAATGCCACCGAGGCCAACAGCAAAGCGGGCAAGGCGACATTAAAAGAGTATGGTGTATGGCCGGCGTGTGTTGCCATTGCCGAGAAAATCACGAATGATGTTCTACCTCTCTATGGCGAAAATCTTATCGGAACGTTCCAGGACGTGCGCATCGCTGATCGTGGAATGCAATTAGCCGAGCAAAGCGCCGCTGAACGACTGCAAACAATTGATGAGTTGCGGCAGACGTATTACAACTTGATGCCACTGGCCGATGGACGCGGTGAACGATTATTGTCAGAGCCGGTGCAATCGGCACCCGCTCAACCGGACACGAGTAGCCAACAGACACAATTGTCGCAAGTCTACCAGTATCAGGTTACGGCTGGCATTGTGACGCGTGAAGAGGCGCGTGCGGGGCTGGGATTGCCACCGTTGCCACAGCCGCCGCCATCAGAGTATAAAGCCAAATTCGAGGCCATCGCCGCCGGCAAGGCGCTGGGCGTGCCGGTAGAAGCGATGTTTACCCTGATGGGGTTGCCGACCGATTTACTGCCAGTGGAAAACACCATCACTGTTGCGCAACCCCGGCAACTGATGGCGCCACAAGATGAGCCGACGCAGGACGCGCCGCCCGACCAGGCTTTAGAAGTTGGCGACGATATGCGCCAGCAGGAAGCTAAAGCCTATCGCAAGTGGCTCAAGCGCAAGGCAGATCGCCACTGGTCAGCATTCAAAGCAGCCTACCTCACGCAAGGCGAATTAGAGAGCATCTACGCCGAAGTGCGCCAGGGGGTCGCACCTGAAGAAAATTTTTTCGTGACTGGGAAAGCTACCCGTGACGACGATATGCCGGGGGCGGATGGTAGCGACGCTGAACGCGAGGCGCTAGAGAACAAGCACGCCAAGCGCCTTTACGTTGCGTTTCAGACGGTGTTGCTGAAAGTAGCGCCAGAGAATACCACCACAAGCAATGTGACGGTAGATAAGGCCATTGAGCGCTGGCGCGATAATCGCAATATCGTGCGTGATGCCCTGGTGGACATGCTCACCGATGGCGTGTTGTTGGGCGCTGATGTGGGCCAGCGCCAGGTGGAATATCTGCTTGGCGTGACAAAGGCCGTCAGCGTGACCGGTGTTGACTGGGATATGATCAATGTCAACGCTTTGCAATGGGTGACAGGCGGCGGCCAGCTTGGGATAGGGTTGGGCGACGGTTATGCTAACGCATTACTCGACACGATGACGCAGACGACAGAGAATGCGCTGCGTACTATCTTTGGTGAGTGGATTCGCAATAACTTGAGCTATCGCCAGTTGGTGCAACAGTTGGATAGGACGGCGCTTGGCAGGCTGCGCGCCGAGATGATCGCGACCACGGAGATTACTAGAGCCTATGCCGAGGGCAACCGGGCCGCATGGCGAAATAGCCGAATCATCAAGAAAATGCGCTGGCAGGCTGTGGGTGATGAGCGCACCTGTCCGCAATGCGGGCCGCTCAACCAAACCACCGCCGATGTTCAGGCAGGTTGGGCCGGCGCTATGCCACCGCTGCACCCGCGCTGTCGTTGCTGGTTGACACCCGTTCCAGTTGTAGAGGGCTTCGATTAATCGTAGTATAGACACGGTTGATGTCTGGAAGAGGGTTGTATGATCGACATTACCTTTCGCGACCGCACCGACCTACACCGCATCGACATGCAGGACATCATGCACGATGGCGTCGAAGCTGTATGCGCCCACCTGGTTGACCACCTGGGCAATTACACTCTGTACGCGCCGCCATCCGTGCCGACGTACACACGTACCGGCGACCTGGGGCGACACTGGACGTTTGAGATTAGCACGTCCACGAATGCCGTTACCGGCGTGCTTGGCAATGCTGTACGGTCACGTAGGGGCAATCGGGCCTATGGGCCGTATGTTATGGGGCCGGAAGATCAGGCGGAGCAACACCGGGGCAGATGGCCTACAACGGATGACATTGCCGACCAGCAAGAGCCAACGGCGCGGCGGCTGTTTGAGGCGGTGGTGAGTAGGCGAATAACCTAAAAACTCACTATAGCATTTTTGCAAAAGTTGTGATATACTGAACGCAACAAAATATCTTAAACGTCTAACCGTCTTACTTGACCAGCGGCGTAATTAGATCGGAGAAATCCGGTTTGGTTACGCCGCTTTTTTTGTTCATTTTTCTAACTATGGCTGATTCATTTGTACCACCGCAAAACGTTCGCAGCGCCGCCCGCCGCGGGCTTGACCTCCGAAAAGAGTGGGGGCGCGGTGGCTTGTCTAATGCTGAAGCCAGCGAACAGGGCATTGGCAGCGGTGTGCAACGGGCGACAAATTTGGCGAATGGTGACGCTGTGAGTTTGGACACGATCCAGCGCATGGCTAACTTTTTCAGCCGCCACGAGAAGAACCGAGGCGCTGGTGAAAAAGAAGGCGACGGTGGCCCAACCGCTGGTTACATTGCCTGGCAACTTTGGGGCGGCGATGCTGGGCGAACTTGGGCGAATCGCATTTTACGAGAGCAGGACGAAGGCATGAAGGCAGGTAATCGCAACAACCGAAGCGACCGGCAACGGATTCGGGATATGCGCAAGGCGGCGCAATCTATTGTCTCTACGTCAATGGAACTTGAGCCAAATGAAACGGACGAAGCGCCCACCGTTCCCGACTACGTAGATCGCACCGCCAAGGCCGGAATGGACGCGCCAAACTACCGATCCGCCGATGGTGACAAATCGTGTGGGATGTGCAAAGCCTATAGCGATGGCATGTGCAAGGCGCACGGCTTTGCGACCGGTGACGATATGGTTTGCGATGACTACGCTGATGGCGAGGGTGAAGGTGGTGTGACAGTTGAAATCGAAGTGAGCGGGGCGGCGAAGGGATTTGATTTAGACGCCACCGGATCGCAACCGCTGATCATCGGTATGGTGCGTGCCATCAAATCCGATGGCGAATGGGCGCTTGAAGTGCTGGGCGTGCCGTTTGGCGGCCCAAACGGCGGCAAGGACAGCGACGGCGAATATTTCAGCCAGAAAACGAACATCTATGCCAAACAGTATGCCACCGTGCCAGCGGTCTACTACCACGGCTACGACGAAACCGGCCACCCGTCCAGTGAACCGCAGTTTATCGGCATGGCAAAGTATGACCGTACCGACAGCAAAGGCCATTGGTTCAAGGTCATCTTGGATAAGGCGAACGATTATGCCCAGCGCGTCTGGAATGCCGCCAAGCAAGGCATTGCTCGCGCTTCATCTGGCAGCATCACACACTTGGTGCGCAAAGAGCGCGACGGCCACATTACCCACTGGCCGGTTGCGGAATTGAGCATTTTTGATGCCGTGGGCAAGCGCCAACCGGCGAACCAATACGCCGTTGCGTTGCCCGTACTTAAATCAGTTTATGCCCAGGCGGGTTTGACCCTGCCTGATGACATATTTACCGACTCTGCGCAGACGCCAGAGGATGCAGCTATAGGTGGCGACCGTACATCGTCACAAGGGCGGGCATCGGCAAAAGCGAATGGGACGGACACTCAACAAGA